CCAGGTAAACACTCCGAAAAATGTAATGAATGCTGTGAGTATGCGTGCTGCCAAACTTAACGGCGCCTGATGAAAACCATTCGTTAAGTCCATAACTCCGTAGTACATTGCTTTCTTCGTTCCGATTCTCTGCAGGACATCGCGAATGTTTGGGAGTGGCCACGACTCTGCCATCACTGTGGCACGATTGAGAGGTTCGTAATCTATAGCGAATCTCCACTTGCCATTGGGCTTCGGTGTGAGCATAACTTGGGAGTAGCGTTGAGCGAGCGGTTCGGGCTTGACCACGTGATTTGCTTCCATAACCTCAACTTGTCGCTGTGTCTCCTGTTGCTTTGTCACTGTCTGTACTCGCGGTGGAAGGCGGGTTGTCTTCAAGCTCTCCCATATTGCACGATCTACCTCTATCTCCATGGGCGGGAGATCTGCGGGTTCCGGTCTTAACTCGGTGCTAAACACTGCGCTGTGCTTGTGTTTGCATAACTTGCGTACGCGTTTCTGTAACGATGAGGGGCCGTAGTACTGTGGCTCATCCTCTGCTTCTCTGGCTTCTCCATCAACGACCCTGTCCCATGGTGTCTCATCGTATTCAAGTGTTTTATCATCACTATTATCACTTGTCGGTGTGTGAAGAACCTGGCTGACATGCGAAGTGCTGACTACTTTTCGCGGCTGGTTTGGGTTGCCCGCTGGTTTAGAAGTGTAGGCATGACCGTCGTCGCTACCAACTCCTACGGACCCAGTACTACTAGTAGAGCTCAATGCATCAGTATCCTTAAATAGATATGCAAAGTTTGTCACCAAGTCATATCTCTTAATTGCATTATATCCTATAATGATGTCAAAGTTGCTTTCGATGACAGCAAAATTTAAGTCGAGTTGTTGCTCACTTTTTAATATAGGATTGTATATAAATAATGCATGTTCAAAACACTCATCAGCTTTTGTACCACAGTCACTAGCAAATGCAGAAAATATAAATCTATTGCACTTGCATGACTTTCTACCGTTCTCCTTAAGCCATTTAGCAACTCGAGCGCTCATATAGTTGCCTTGGATTGCTCCAGAGTCAATTAAGCAGCGTACTCGAAGTGTTGCATCATTTGCCTGGAGATTTCCGGGAATAGAAGGTTCATTAGCTTGATTAGCAATCATCTCATTGATTTGAAGCAGTTTCTCACTTTTCTTGGGTGGGTGAACTGTGTGTCCCTTCAAATCAAGGTTCTTGGGCAGAACAGGTTGTCCCTGTTCTTTCCATGCTCTCCCGTTGGTGCTATCGGCCCACGGCTTCTTTTCCTTATTCCAGTCTGGGTGCCAGGAGCGGGTGCAATCTTTCTGCGAGTGGTTTTGTCGACCACAACCCCAACAGATTCGATCAATGGTTGGTGTTGAACCATCAGTCGTATCCTGTTTCTCCTTGGCTGCGCCACCTGTATTGCCACTCACTTTATTCTGCTTTCCTCCGAAAGGTTTATCAACCTTATCACCTTTAGCTGGAAACTTCATACCAATTTGCAAAGCCGCATGAATGACCGATTCGAGCTGGTAACAAATTTCCAGGAGTGCTGTCAGATAAAGTTTGAAATTGGTCAAGGATTCTTGTCGCTGCTTCATCCGTGATTTAACCTCGCGATAAATATCTGCAGTCTGATCTTTGTCGAGAATATCGATAGCCACTTTGATTAGACTCTTGTTCTCCGACTTAGACAACGAATCCATATGATCTTGAACGATGGTATGAATATCCTGTTGGATTTTTACCGCTGATTGCATTATCAGAAACGGATTTAAATTAATCTTCAACTCCTGCAGCCGATGCTTGATGGTGTCAACATTATCTGCAAAAGCTGCCGTTGGAGACTGTGGGAATAAAACGTAGAGAGCTTTCAAAAGTTCTGGTTCCGACCAATCCCTCCAATCCGGTGACCAATTATCATCCGTAATCCATTTTGCAACTTCCGAATGAGAATGAATAATCACATCCAGGGTGCTCTGAAATTTCTTTGGAATATATTGCGATACCACATACTCCACATGTGTGCTGGCCAGCTGGCGAAGACTATGCTCGAATTCTTGAATTTTATTGAAAACAAGACCTCCGAGTTCCTTCATCTGATAAGTTGCCTGCTGTACGACCACTTTCTTTGATTTTCTATTTCGTTTTTTCTTGTGAGGATCCGCCGCTCCAATTGGATCTGAACCGATCGATGAATTATCCTCAGAGGTATTATCATCGTTGGAGTTATTTGCCGGAAACTCTAATTTTCGATCCAAACTCGGTCCTGGTGTACCAGGTTGATCTACTTCTGGTTGGTCTTCCTCCAACTTTGCCTTCTTAGCAGCTTTCTTATCTTTCTTCGAAGACATTTCCAATTATTGCGCAAACACAAATTATTAAGAAACCGATTTTTGTCTTGATGCTTTATCAGCCAAATTATTGATGTCTTGATGCTTTATCAGCAAATTTAGGGAGTTATATAACTATACCGTGACTACGTCTATTGGTAGCAAGACAGGTATTTCTCTGGATATCTAGTTTCTTATTTAGATATAATTCATGATCATTAATGCCGGTAGAGGTATTGGGGACGGAATTATGTATTTCATATCCGTGTACTGTATCGGTGTGCTGTGTGTGCGGTATGGTGCGATAGGATTGGTATCGGGCCTATCGTGCACTAACATATTATCATCTAATCCTAACGGCTAGTTTCATACTCTTGTGCATACGCACGTGCTGCTTGTATCAGGCTAGCGGCACACATCCCCTCCTTCTTTTTAAAACTTCGTCTTGCGTGGTTTTATGGCATTACTAGGTCTCGCTATCGGAACTCTGGTGGTATCCAAGTGACGAGTCCATTGTCGCGGAGATACGCATGCAGGACTTCGTTGCGGCGAAGATTGGACCATGGTTCTTCGTAGATCACATCATCACCAACGAACTTGACCTTAAAGGTGAGCCCTGTTTTGCGCTTGATTGTACCCTTGTGTGAGAGTATGCGTTCAACCTCGAAGAGGTGTGCGTCTGTCATTGCAACTGCCTCTGGGTCTGTTTGTTCTGGGTCATAAATGAACTCTCGCAGTAGAGACACATGGAAATCCTTCAGTTTCTTTGTGTTGAGATTCCTTAACGTGTATTTTGTTCCAACTTTCTCTTCCACCAGCATTGGCCCTTGACGGAATGGGAGAAACTTGCTCGGCGGACCCCTTCGAAGCGCGTTGTCAGGATAATCCACGAGTACGTAGCTACCAACCGGGAAAGAAGTAAGTCTCTGCGGAATCAAACTCTCATGCATGTTCTGTGCCCTGCGCTGAACCTCCTGTGCCTTTGCGATGATCTTTGTCTGCATTGATAGTCTGTTAGCCAGCCAAGTGGACAGCGGGACGTCTGGAGGCGTCTCAGTGCGCGGAACCACGAGAATCCCACGGTCTAATGTAATTGCCCCACCGTATAAGATGTCTGCTGGTGCACAACCTATGCTCTGATTCACCGATGCGTTCATTATGCGTTGCACTTGTGGTAGATTAAAGCGCCAATCTTCAACTGTCTTTTTATCGAAGACTATGTTTCTGACATGTCTCATGACTTCTTTGTTTGCTCGTTCCACCATTGCATTTTCTTCGTGCGAATAGGGAGTGATGCGGTGTACTTGCATGCCGCCAAGTCGGATCAGCTCGTTCATCAGCTCGCTGGTGTACTGCGAGCCATTGTCGGTGATGAGCTGCGTGCAGGAGCCAAAGCGTCCCATGTGATGGTAAAGTGCTTGTGCTGCTTCCATGCCCGTAGCATCCTTTGCTGCATACAATTCAACCCATCTCGAAAAGCAGTCAATGATTACGACAATATATTGATACCCGTCCTTATCTTTCGTTAGGGGCCCCATTGTATCGATGGCAAGACGCTCCATAGGCTCGAAAGAAGATACACTGAAGGGATGCGTGTGTATAGGTACGCGTAGTTGACTCATCTTTTGGCAACATGGACACTCTTTGATGAATGACTTCACATGCTCCCGCATATATTGCCAATGCTTCCCAAGTGCTTGCAACCGCTGCATTGTTTTCTCTACCCCGAAGTGACCCACTTTGCTGTTGTGCAACTTTCCAAGAATAATACGCTCAGCTTTAGGGATCTCACTGCGCTCGTACTGTGTTGCTAAATGCTCCACTTGCGACGGCAGTTCGAGGAGTCTAGAGAAGGCGTCGGCGACCACGTTTGCTTCTCCGGCGATATGCTCAATGTCGCAGTCGTGTTCGGCGATGTAGGCCTTCCAACGGCGCACTTTTGGACTAATCCCAGTGTTAAGGAAGGTAAGACTCTTGTGATCTGTACGTAGTGTGAAGGGTCTATCGCGTATTAAGTGCTCGAATTTCTTGAGTGCACTCACAATCGCGTAACACTCTTTCTCCGTAGTATGCCAATTCAGCTCTGCGCCCGAGAATGTTCCACTCATGAACGCGGTCGGCTGTTCTTTTCCGTCAACCACCTGGAAGAGGTAAGCCCCGTATCCATAGTCACTCGCATCAGTGTGCAAATACACTTTAGACTCGGGCCTGTCATCCAAGAAGAACAGTGTAGGCATATGTCTGATAGCTTCACGTATTTCTTCGTACGCTTGCTCGCCTTCCTGAGTCCACTCTAATCTCTTATTCTTCTCGTACTTGCGAATCATCTCATGTAGAGGCTTCACGATAATCGAGTGATTTCGAATATGATCTCGGAAGTATGTTGCGACGCCTAGGAACGATTTGAGGTGCTTGGCCAACGTGGGCTTCTGCATGGACAGGACCTTCTCCACACGATCAGGTGAGTGAGATATTCCTTTCGCATTGATAACGTGACCCACATACTCGATTTCAGTGAGACCAAAACGGCACTTCTTGGGGTTCACTGTCATGTTGCGCTTTGCCAATGCTGTCAAAACCCTGTCAAGGTTTTCAACAAACTCATCCTCATCCTTTCCAAAGACTAATATGTCGTCGATGTATAACTCACAGGCGGTATACATGAGGCCTGCCAGGACTACTGTAGCCATTACTCGCTGGAAGTAAGACGGAGCCCCTTTCAATCCCATGGGTACGCGCAACCAGGTAAACACTCCGAAAAATGTAATGAATGCTGTGAGTATGCGTGCTGCCAAACTTAACGGCGCCTGATGAAAACCATTCGTTAAGTCCATAACTCCGTAGTACATTGCTTTCTTCGTTCC